TGATAGAGACTACAAAAATGTATATGATAAGCTCAGTACACTAGAAGAAACTATCAGTTGTAACGGCTGTGTTCAACTAAATGGCTTTGATATAATAAAAATAGAGGTAACTTCGTATCCTATAGACTCGGATTTAGATGCAGAAGACAGGCTTATTGGGCTTTTACAAATAAATATTATGTCATATCAGAGGTGTGAATAATGCGTAAAGGCCAACAACAAACTGAAGAGACAAAGCAAAAATTGCGTGAATTTAATTTAGGGAAAAAACTTTCTAATGAAACTAAACAAAAAATTAGCATTGCAATAAGTGGAAATGCAAAATCTGAAGGAACTAAGAAAAAGATGAGTTTAGCGCATCAAGGCGTAAAATTAGGTACTGAACATGTTAAAAGTATTAAAAAATCATTAATAGGAAGAGAATTATCATTAGAACATAAAAGCAATATAAGCAAAAATAGTGCTAGGCATTTTATTGGTAAAACATTTTCTAATGAGCATAAAAATAAAATTAGTAAAGCAAATGCTGGTAAAATAAGCAATATGCTAGGGAAACTGCATTCTATTGAATCAAGAAAAAAGATGAGTGAGGCACAAAAAGGTGAAAAGCATTGGAATTGGAATAGCAAAAAATCTCAAGAAGAAAGAGAAAAACGCTATGATACTCCAGAACATAAAAACTTTCATCAATTAGTGTTAGCTCGTGATGAATATACATGTCAAATATGTTTTGCAAAAGGTGTTTTTTTACATGTTGACCATATAAAAAGAAGGTCAGAGTATCCTAAGTTAAGATATGATATAAATAATGGCAGAGCATTATGTAGACCTTGCCATTTTTATATTACTTTCAAGAAGAAAATGCCTAAAGACTCAAAATGGGGTGTATATAATAGAATTAAGGAGGTTGCTTAAATGTCGGCATTCTGCAATATAAAATTAGTAAATAATAAGGAGAAAATATAATGGCATTAGTTAGAGGTCCATTCAACATAACATGGGGCGGCAATACTCTACTCAATATTGAGGAGATAAGTGTTGACTATGAACAAGATTCTGAAGACTATAGCACTGTTCAACACCAAACTTTTCAAGTTGACGGTCCTATTAAATCTTCTGTATCGCTAACACTACTTGCAAGTGATGTACCTGCTTTGGCAGTTGTATTACCACAATATCATGTAGCAAATGGCGGGACATTAAGCACTGGTGAAAGAGTATCTGAAGCAAACGGTGCTATAGATATTAAAGCAGCGCAGTGTGGTACAAACCCAGTTTACAATGACTTAGATATAGTAAGTTGTGCAAACCCTGGTCATGTATTTAGATTAGTAAACTCTCGTACTAAATTAGATTCAATTGAATTTGATGACAAGTTACGTAAAGTAGTTGTACAATTTATTGGCGAACCTGCACAAGGTGAAGGCAACATACAATTCTTTAAGTACGGTACTATTGCAGTAGTTAGCTAAACAAAATATTTAAACCAAGGGAGATAGCATATGAGCTACAATCTATCAGACAACGTAAACGATAGTTTTAATTTTTCTATTAAAGGTATGGAGTACTCTATGAGATACCCACTTGTATCCGAAATAGAAGAACTACAAACTAAAACTAAGGCGTTTGAAAAAAGAAAAGCGGACGGTAAAGACGTAACAAAAGAAGAAAAAGAAATTGAAAATTTTATGTATAGTTTTGTATCACCAACAACGGCTGATGCACCACCTATAAAAGAACTTCTTGAAAAACAAAATATAAAAGTCATGCAAAACTTTCAAACAATGTTCAAAACCGAGTTTGGAGCTACAGAATAAATGGCAGTAATACAGGTCGCCAAGGCAGACGTACCTAAGATAAAAAAACGTGAGTTGTATGCAACTATTTGTTACCACTACGGCTACACATTATCTTATGTACAAGATATGCCAGCTCGCGACCTGTATCTGCTATATAAAGTAGCCAATAAGATAGAAGCTGCTCGTATGTATAGTTTAACTAATATTGCGGCGGCACCACACTCTAAAAAAGGTCAATCGGTTAAAAAATTATTAAGTTATTATAAAGAAATGGCGAGCAAATAATGGCCGGAACAGTCGGCGGAACAGTTACATGGGTATTAGATGTTGATTCACAACGTTTTGTATCTGGTATGGCTAGTGCAAAAGACACTGCAAAAAGAACAGCTGATGAAATGGGTGCGGCTGGCCAAAGAATATCTGGTTCATTTAAAGACTCTGCTGCAGGAGTAGCTAATTCTCTTAATTCTATGGCTAATTCTATAGGAGGTTTAGTTATTGCTACAGGTGCTGCAATAGGTGCAGGTTCATTTGGTTTACTTGGTATGGCAAAAGCCAGTTGGGACCAAGTTGTAGCTGTTGAAAACGCTTCATTCGCTTTAAAAGCATATGAGAAAGATGCCAGCAAAGTTACTAGTGTTCTATCGGGTTTAGTAAAATATGCACAATCAGATATGGGTGTACTTTTTCAAAGGCAAGATTTATTTGATGCTGCCTCTACATTAAAACTTTATGGGGTAGAAACTGACAAATTAGTTGGTTATGTAGAAACATTATCAAAGGGTGTTGCAGTTGGCAAAAGTAGTTTTCAAGAACTATCTGATATATTTGGTAGAGTAGTAGCTAGTGGTCAGCTTACTGGTGATGCTTTTGACATGTTAGTTTATAGGGGTATTAAATTACCTAGTACAATGCGTAATGCAAAAGTAAGTGCAGAAGAACTTTTCACGGCACTTGATGGTGCATTACCTGATGCTTTACTTGAAGGTAGAGCAAATACCATACAAGGTGTTATGACACGGTTACAAAGTGCCTTTAGGAATCTAGGTAGCCAAATATTAGGTGTTGATAAAGATACTAGCCAATTTATAAAAGGTGGTTTAGGTGACACTATTGTAACAACAATGAAAAATCTAAGAGATATTATGGCAAGCCCAGCCATGAAAGAGTCTTTTGCTAACTTGGGCAAAACAATAGGCGACTTTGTAACAAATGCACTACCGATGCTAATATCTGCTTTTCAATGGATTATAAGTAACCTACCATTACTCACTAACCTATTTATCGGGTTAACGGTTGCTTTTATTGCTTTGAAAGTCGCAGCATTGGCAACTTCTATAGCTGCCATGCCTAACCCTATACTACTTATTGTAGCTGCTGTAGCCTTATTGATAATTGGTCTTATATGGTTGCAAGCAAAGTTTGATATTATCGGTAAAGCTATGGAGTTCTTGAAACCTGTATTTACTGTAATAGGTAGTGTATTTAAAAGTCTATGGGAAAGTGTTAAGAAACTTGGAGAAGTTTTAGGCAAAGAACTTGCGCCAGTTTTTGAATTTGTATCAAGAAACATAGAAGTATTCAAAAAGATATTATTAGGTGTACTTGCGGTGGCTATGGCACCATTAATTTTGGCTGTTGGTATAATTATAGGTGTTATAAAATTGTTAGCAGTTGTAATAAGTTTTATTGCCACGCACTTTGAAACGATTAAAAAAGTAGTTGTTGCAGTATTAGCTGTAGCATTTGCTCCATTAATAGCTATCGTATTAGTTGTTATAGGTATAGTAAAATTGCTTGTTGCCGTATTTAACTTCTTTGTGATGGCTATACAAACAGTTAGTGGCTGGATTACATCATTGATTGGCGTAGTTATATCGGTATTTACTACGATTTGGAATATAATATCAACGGTCATGAACGCAATATGGGGTATTATACAACCTATACTTAACTTTATACTTAATCTTTACATTATAGTGTGGGGTACAATATTGTTAGTTGTGATTAACGTGCTAAAGGGCATTTGGAATATTGTAACATCTATATTTAATGCGGTTAGTGGGTTTATAAGAAACACACTCCAAGGTATTGGTAATTTTATATCTGCGGTATTTAACTGGTATTGGAACATTATTACTAGCATATTTAATGCTATTTGGGGTTTTATAGTTAATATATGGAACAGTGTATATGGTTTTATATCAAATATATTGAGAGCTATAGGTAATACAGTATCTAGCATATGGAACTGGATATTTAACATAATATCTAGTGCTTTAGGTGGAATATGGGGACGTGTTGTAGGTGTATGGAACAGTGTATATGGTTATATTGCTGGCATTACTGGAAGTATACGTAATATATTTGCTGGAGCGGCTGGTTGGTTGATAGGGGCTGGCGGAGATATTATACGTGGTCTTTGGAATGGTATATCAAGCATGGCTGGTAGTGTTTATAATAAAGCTCAAGAAATTGCTAATACAGTTAGAGATAAAATTAAAAATGCTTTAAAGATATTTTCACCGTCAAGAGTTATGGTAGACATAGGTATGAATGTTGGTAGAGGTATGTTAATTGGTATGGATTCACAGATTGCTAAAATAGGTGCTACATCAGAAGACATGGCTGTAGCAGCCACACCACCGCCAATTGATACTAGAGAGCTGGGTAGCAATATAAGTAATTCTGAAACAACAAATAGTTTTAGCGGTAATATTGTACTATCAGATAAATCTGCTGTTGATGAATTCTTTGCAAAACTTAATAGAAATAATGAATTAGCTAAAAAGGGCATGACACTATTATGATATATGACAACAGTATAACGGCGTTTTACGTTTATTTTAACGGGATTAGTTTAAATGATTCAACTAGTAAGGTTTTAGATTTAGATGCTTACAGCACACCACGCCAAATAAACAATAGCTATAAATTGGCAAGAACAGACGGTGAAGTTGTTACCGCAACATATTATGGTTCTAAAAACATAACTGTAAAAGGTAGAATAAAAGCTAGTAATAGAAATGAACTTGATACTTTAATAGATACCTTCAAATCTAAATTAGTTGGGTATGGAAAAAACCTTGACATAAAAATGAATAATGTTGTTAGAAGATACAATGCAACGGTATCTGATTCAAGTTATACAATAAGAGATAGTTGTATATGTTTATGGGAAATAACTTTTTTAACTAACGGTATAGGTTATGATTCAACAACGACCGCTTTAACATTTGGAACATATACAGCAAGCAATACAAGCTATTCAAATACGATTGGTGGTACTTATAAAACATATCCATATATGGAATTTTTAATTAACAGTTGCTTGCCATATTGGGAATATAGATACATAGAAATCAAAAATGGTGTTACAAATGAATATTTAAGAATCAATAAAGAATATCATTATAATGATAAAATTGTTGTTAACGGAGCAACAAAAAAAATACTAGCGTATACATCTAGTAGTAATATAATTAGTTCTATGGACACTGTAGCTGATAATTCTACTTATTCGGTTGGACCTTTAGCTGATACATCAGTAAGCATTGATACAAGTATAAAAACACAAGGTATTGGTAGTATATTAATGAATCATAATACTGGAGCAGCAATATCTCCAAAAGGTCTTATTATCTATTCATACGGTACTAATAAATTTGATATGAGCCAAGCCGGTGCAATTATGTGCTTTGCCGTATATATACCAACCCCAATAGTTGGTACTCATAGTTCACTACAAATATATCTATCAAGTAATATAAGCAACCCCTATCAAGGTAGATACTATAATATCACGCAACAATACAATGGTGCTGCTTTTGCTTTAGATAGTTGGAACTACTTTAAAATAGTTATTGATACTTATACTAGCCAAACTTTGCCATTCGATAAAAGTGCTATAAATTCTGTTATTTTGAATTTTAATGGTAATAGTGGTGATAGAAATTTGTATGACTGGGATAATGCGAGAGCAGATTATTTTGTGTCTTTTTATCAGTCTCCAATAGCTGAAGAAATAGATTATGAAGGGTTAATACCATCACTTAACACTGGTGCAGATAGTTTAGTAATTACTGATACACTTGATAGCAGAAACATCACTATTACTGGTAATTATACTAAAAGGTATTTATAGTGGCCAAATCTTTTTTATATAAAATATATAAGCCAGACGGTACTTATATAACGACATTAACAGATGTTGCATCAGATATAAATTACTCTAATGAGATTAATACAGCTGGTGGACAATTAACTATAAAATTAGCACGGAATGCTGGTGATTATGGAGAAGGCAGTGAAATAGATTTTGGCAATAAAGTAAAAATATATGTTATAGATAAAGAGGAGCCATTGGGTAAGTTAATTTTTCAAGGTTTTATATCTAGCTTTACACCTATATACAAAGATGATAGTGTCGAAGTTATTTTACTATCTTATGGCGCTATATTGAAAGATTATATAATTGAAGACCCACCACAATATGATTTACAAATAACGGTTGGAACTAACACAACATATGTAGCAAAGTACTGCGGTAGAAGTTATGGAGTTAATAATTACTATGACTGGACATATGTTGGTCAGACATTTAAACCAACTGTAAATCAATATTTACGTTCTATATCGCTAAAATTAAGGAAACATGTAAATAACAATTGGCAAGGAACCAGAGCAAAAATATTTATACAAATTGGTACAAGTTATGAATATGAAATATTTGGTTATTTTAATACTGAACTGCCATTTAAACAAGACAATATGCTTGGTAAAACTAAATATACTAATATCACAAGTACTACCGCAGAATGGTATGATTTTACATTTGAAGAACCAGTTTATCTGACGGCTGGTACACAATATTTTTTCTTTATAGCACCAGAGTTAGTAACAATTAGCAGTGTCAATAATATGATAGATGTTATTAGTTACAGCTCTCAGTTTGATAATATAGCTAATGACTATACAAATGGAGACTTGTGGGAAGCTATTTATGTAAATATCGGTTCGCCACCGTTTGTTAATCAAGGTATATCTCCGAGCCCATATAAAAAAGATATGCTTTTTAAAACTAGTTATAATTTAGGTAAAACGACAGTACCATATAATAGTTATGAACCTGGTGAAATTATGAAGTCTATAATTGACCTAGCTTTTATTGGTAATGATAATATTAATTATAATAATACAATAGATGATACAAATACAGTAGTAAGTTATACTTTTAGTACAAATACTATATATGAAGGTATATCAAAATGTGTTGAGTTAGCACCAGAAGATTGGTATTGGTACTTAGATTATTCTACAAATTATATTAATTTTCATAAAAAAAATAATACATATGACCATGTTTTCAGTTTACAAAAAGATATTATTGATGCTAAATTTGAAAAGCGTATAGAAGATATTATTAACACTATATACTTTACCGGTGGAGATATTGGCGGTGGTGTGAATCTTTATAAAAAATATACAATAGCAGAGAGCGTTGCCAAGTATGGCACTAAGGCTATGAAGTATAGCGACCAGAGGGTTACACTAACGGCAACGGCTGATACTATTGCAAACTCTATACTTGAAACTAAAAGCCAACCAGAGTTACGTGTTACACTTGAGATTTTGGATAGCAACAATGAGCAAGGTTTAGGCTATGATATTGAAAGTATCAATGTTGGCGATACTATTGCTGTAAGAAACATAACACAGCAGGTTGGTTTATCTACATGGGATTATGCACGGTGGGATAGTTCTTACTGGGATTACAATATATTTAATTTAAGTAGCTTAACAATGCAGGTTGTCAAGATTACATACAAAGTAGATACAATGGTAATAGAAGCTAGTACAATGGCGGTAGATGTTAACAAGCGTATTGAAGATATTAACCGCAACCTTGAGGCTTTACAAAATGCTAATAACCCAACTAACCCAACATAGGAGATAATGACATGGCTAAAACTAAACCACTTAAATTAGAACACAAACCACTGCACTGCCCTTTGTGCGGTGATAGATTTATGAACTTGTTTGGCCAACCCTTGCCTAACCATGCACAAGTTAGATGCACCACTCCAGAAGGTAATGAAATGGACTTAGGTATATGTGAAAAGTGTGTAGAGGGTGGCGTTAGTTTAGAAATGTGTAATGCAGTATTAGAGGGTATAAAGGATTATTGGGTATTTGAAATTAACACTAATAAAAAAATGAAAGCAGAAGAAAAAGCAAGCCGTAAAGCTTTTCATAAATCTCATAAAATAAGTAGCGTTACTAAAATAATTGATACCGGTAAACGAGCAGAGAAAGAGGCACGTAAAAAGGGCAAGTTACAATGATAAAAACTACTACCTGCAACCAGTGTAAAGAATTATTTACTTACCAGACTTGTGATAGTAAGGGCAACTATTGTAGTAAACCCTGTTACTGGCAAAGTAAGAAAGGCGATAGTAGTTGTGCCAAAAATTATAAGTCTGCTGGCAAGCCATCTTGGAATAAAGGGATAAGTTATAAGCCGAAAGAACAACACCACAATTGGAAAGGTGGTTTAACGCCTTATGAAAGTTTAAAAATATACCGTAGCAAAAATCGTGATAAAGTTTATCATTGGGCTAAAAATAGAAGTTATAAATTAAGAGGTGCTAGCGGTAGCCATACTTTGCAAGAATGGAAGAGCTTATTATTAGCCAATGGCAATAAATGTATTGCTTGTGGTGGTACTGAGAAAATAACTAAAGACCATATAATACCAATTAGCAAAAATGGCAGTAACGATATAAGCAATATACAACCGTTGTGTTATATTTGTAATTCAAGAAAATCTAATAAACTAGATTGGAAAGGAGTTGTCTTATCATAATCTTTACGCCTAATACTGTTATTAAAAGTGCAGATGTTAATCTAAACTTTGATAATCTAGACAAAGGATTAGTACATAACCCATATAGGTTCGCTGCTTATAGAAGCACAACGCAAAACAGTGGTAACGTAGTAT